ATTATATTTAACATATCCTATTATGGATTTGTTTCATACTTTAACAAAAAACTTAGTTGTTAAAATTGATGAAAAAGAATATCCAAATTTTATTTTCTTTTTTAATGAAAATAATAATTGTATTTTTGAATACAATACAAAAAATGGATATTTTTGGTGTAATTATAAATTATATTGGTCAATTTTTTATGAAAAATTTGGTTTTAATTATAATCAAATCAAATATTTAACAAAAGATATGGTAGAAAACCATTTCAAATTGGGTGGAATTACACCCCAGATGTCCACGTTAATTCACCTTCATTAGGTAGAAGAACATTTCAAATTGGACAAAATTACACCGCAATGTAGTAGCCAAGTAAACTACTTATAGGTGGAAAACCATTTCAAATTGAAGGGAATTAGACCTTGAAGTATTAATGGACGATATAAAAATAGTATAGAATATTATTTTAAAATAAAAAATTATGAAACAAAATAAAGAAATTATAATAAGATTTTTAAATAAATGTATTGAAAAAAAATATATTGATAATTGGAATGAGCATGATATATATCTTTTGGAATTATTTTCAAAAGAAATATTAAATAAAAATATTGAAAATATCGGAATTATTTGTTTAAATAGTAGTGATTTTAAAAATTTTATAATTAATAAAATTAATTTAATTAATGAAAATATTGATTTAATAGATAATAAAAAAGCTATTTTAAATAATAAAAGATATATTAAAATTTCAAATGTATGTGATATATGTAGTTTTAGTTTTGATGAAATAATTGAAACAGATAATGCTAAAGAAAATGAAAATTATAATAAAATAATAGAAGTTTCTAAGTTTAATTTAAATTATAAATAATATTATGAAAATAAAAATTAATGGTATTAAATGTGATTGCTGTGGTTGGGAAGATGATACTATAGTATTTGAAGAATATAAAAAATTTATTGATGCTGATTGTCCAAATTGTGGCTCAATATTATTAACAAAAGAAGAATATAATAAATATTTAAGAATATATAAATATGTTAAATATTATAATATATTATCAAATATGTTTAAATGGATTAGCCCAATATATTATTATAGATTAATATTTGGAGATAAAAGAAAAAGATATAAAACAATTATTGAATGGCCTAAAAGAAAAATATTTCATGAAAATAAATAAAAAAACAATATTTTTCAATTATATATAAAAAATATATTGAAAAAAAGTTAATAGAAGAACAAGAAAAACAAGTAATGCTGGATTTGTGGAATATTGCGATAAAAAATAAATTTGTTATATTATATATTAATAATGTTAAAAATAGGTAATATTATATATTCGAATGAACTTGTTAATCATAATAAATTAGAATTTATTAATTATTATGATAAAAATAATATAAATAACATTGATTATAATTTGCCTACATTAATTGTTGGATGGCAATATTTAAAACAAATTAATAATATATTGTCTAATTATAATAATTGTTCAATTCTTGAAAAGGAATTAATAAAAAATAAGTTATATTGGGAATTTTCATTTGAAGAAAATAAATCAAATCATATTGATGGAATTGAAACATATATATATAATTTACCATATTATTATTTTGATGCAAATTATAATTATATATTAATAGATCCAATTTTTAAAGAAATTAAAGAAATTAATCAATTATTAAAATTTATTCCAAATAAAATTGATAAAATTTATTCATATAAAAATGAAATGTTATATATTTTATCAAATAATAAAATATATGGCATAGATGTTAAAATGTTTAATTTTTTTAATTTTGATATTAATATATTAATTGAATTATTAAAGAAAAATAATAAATTTATTTATGATGATGGTAATATTTATGAAAAATATTACCAAAGCTTTTATTTTTATGTTAATTTAATGAGATTTTTAGTTTTATTTGTATAATTATATTTTTATAAATTTAAAGTATTTATAATAAATTTAAATGATTATGAATACTAATAAAAATTTAGAAAATGCTTTGGATAATTTTATAAATCCAGAAGAAGAAAATAATATTAAAAAAATAAAAGAACAAAAAAAGGTTATTCTTGATGATAGGCATGGCTTAATTGAGAGAGTAGATCGTATTTTTATTACAGACGATGGTCGTCAACTTTTGAGAGAAGTTTATTAATTTTTTATATTAAAATACTATAAAATGTCTAAAAAAGAAAATAGCATCAATAAAGAAGTAAAAAAAATGATGCAACGTGTAAATTATGTTATTAATGAAACACCTATTTATCGACAAATAAAAGAAGATGATTTTGCTAATGATGATACTATTCCGGTAACACAAGTAAAACAAGCTAATTTATTAAAAGATGACGATAAAAATATTATTGAAGACGATATTAATACAACAGGAAAAACACCCACAACTATAACAACTCCTGAAAGTCCTGATATTAATCAACCTGAAGAAGAATCTGTTGATAAAATTCAAAATGATATTATTAAACATAATATTGTTGCAATACATGGTATACATGATAAATTATCTGAATTAGAAAATTATGTAAAAAATTTAAATGATACTGTTATAAATTTAAGTAAAGATGTTGATGAAGTTAAAGAACCTACAACAACTGAAAAATTAATGAGTAAAAAAGATGTATCATATCCATTTTATTATAATTTAAATGATTATTGGAAAGGTAGTGCTTTTGAAGCACAAAGAGAAATAGCAAATCAAAAGGGTATTAAAAAATTACCTGATGGTACTTTTATTGCAGATTTTGATGATTTACCTAAATATTCAAATAATGATTTAAATGATGCTTTTTATGATAGAAATACTTTTGTTTATTAATTAAAATTATGACTTTTATTGAATTATTAAATAATTATAAACCTAAACAAACAGGTGGAAAAGGTGACGGAAGATCACCTTTTGAATTTGACAAAAATCAATTATTGGTTGGTTTATATGTTGAAAGAGAACACACTAATGATCCTTTTAAATCTTTAGGTATTTCAATAGATCATTTAAGTGAAAAAGAATATTATTATACTGATTTAATTAAAAGTGGAGTTGTTGATGAACCAAAAGCATTAGAATATGCAAAAAAATATTTAAATGTATCACCTGAAAAAAGAGAAAATAATAAAAATAATGATGAAGAAACAAATATTTTATTAGGATTTAAACCAAATTATCCTGATCATTATACAAATATGAATGAAGAAATTAAAATTGGAGATAGTGTTATAGTAAATGTTAATGTTAAACCAGTTAAATTAGGCGGTCAATATGAAAAAAGAAAAATAAAAATTGTAAATATTGATATTAATGAAGATGGTGAAAAAATGTATTCTGGCTATGATGATAAAAATAAAATAAAACATTTTACTCAAAAAGATATTATTAATGAAAACTTTGATTTTGCAAATGCAGAATTAGAATATTTTAAAAATTCAGATTTAAAAAATAAATTATTAAAATTTGAAGAATATTATAAAAATTGGAAATCATTATCCGATATAGATAAAAATGAAGCATATAAGTTATATAATGAACTTAGAATGTATAAATTCGATAAACAATGCTAAATTTATAATTTATAAAAAATAATATTTATTTAAGGTTGTTAAAATTTTAGCAACCTTTTTTCTTATAAACTATTTATAATAAAATTTATAAATGTCATCAATATATAGATCATATTTTTTAAAAAATGCAACATTAATAAAAAATATTAAAGTTAATAACAGTCAAAATCCTGTTGGAGAATTAAGTTATGGGACAGAAAATAAACAAATTGGAAGATTTATATTTGATTTTGATTTAGAACCATTAAAAAATAAAATATTAAATAATGAAATAAAACAAGGAAATATAAAAAAACATATACTTCATTTAACAAACACTATAGCATATTATCCTGATTATATTGGAAAGCCATATAATAATGATGAAAGTATTAAAAGAGCAACAAGTTTTAAATTAGATTTATTTAATATTACTGAAAATTGGGATGAAGGCTCAGGTTATGAAATAATATATGATAATACAATATTTCCTTTGTACCCAACTGGTGCAACAAATTGGTTTAAAAAAACAACTTTATTAGATTGGACACAAGAAGGTGCATTTATAAGTGGTGGAACATCTGAAATAATAGATTCACAAAATTTTACATTGGGTAATGAAAATATTGATATTGATATTACAGATTATATAAATTCATTATTATTTACTGGTACTACAGGTTTTACAGGTACTACTTTTGGATTAGGATTAAAATTTTCTAATGAATATGAACAATTATCAACAGTTAATAGAAATGTTGTAGCATTTTTTGCAAAAGAAACAAATACATTTTTTGAACCATATGTTGAAACAATTATTGATGATGAAATTATTGATGATAGAAATTATTTTTATTTAGATAAAAATAATAATTTATATATATATTCTTATATAGGTAATCAATTACAAGATATTGTTGTTAATTATGTTACAATTTATGATTATGAAGATAACGAAATATTAATTTTAAGTGGAAATACTGATATTATTAATATAAAAAAAGGAATATATAAAATAAATTTAAATTTAGATTCTGATACATATCCTGATGCTGTAATATTTAGAGATGTATGGAATGTTACAATAAATGGAAAAAATAAAGATATTGAACAAGAATTTTATGTTATTTCAGATGAAAATTATTATAATTTAAATAACAATAATCAATTTAAATTTAATCCTGAAAATTATTATTTTAATTTTTTTGGTATAAAAGAAAATGAAAAAATTAAAGCTAATGATATAAAAAATGTTAAAATTTTAGTAAAAGAATTATATTCAAATCAAAATAATTTTATACCTTTGGATATTGAATATAGAATTTTTATAACTGCTGGAACAAATTATGAAATTGATGTTATACCTTTTACTAAAGTAAATAGAAATGATAATAATTATGAATTTAATATAGATACATTTTGGTTAATACCACAAGATTATTATCTTGAAATAAGACTTGTAAATAATAATATATATTTTAATAAAAATAGATTGAAATTTAGTGTTATAAATGAAAAAATAATATAAACATGAAATTAGATAAATTTGAAGTAATTAGAATAATAAAAGAAACCATTAATGAAGTAATGGATTTTGCTAATGTTGATAATTATGAATATGAAATACATAATTCAACTATTAGTAATAATTTATCATTAATAGGTTTATTTAAATTAGATGATGGTGCTATTGGTAATGTTTATGCTGAAAAAATAAAATCAGAAGAAATAGATATTCCGCCTATTTTTGATAAAAATAAACATGAAATAATTAATATTGTTTATTCAATTAATAATGTTACAAAACAATATCAAAAGAGTGAATTAAAGGTTTTAATTAGAGTACTTAAAACAGTTTCAACAATAGTTAAAGATTTTATTCAAAAACATGAAAAAGAAAATCCTATTTATATTCTACATGCAGAATCAAAAAATGATTTTGAATTATTTGATAGACAAAAACGAGAATTATATGGAATGATTTTAAGTAAACAATTACCATCATATTATAGATTATCAGATGGTAAATTTAATAATTATCCTGTTGTTGTTTTTCAAAAAGATACTATACTTGAAAAAAGATATTATAATAAATTGAAAAAAATAATTTAAAAAATTTACTTGACATTTTTTAAATTATGTATTATATTTGTTTGTTAAAATTTTTAAACTGTAAAATAAATGAATGAAAATGATGTAAATGTTAATTCTTTACAAGGTGAAGAACTTGACGAATTGAAGAAAATGTTTGATGATTATCAAAAGGGTAATCAAAAAACAAAAAAAAGAACAAAAGAAGAATTATTAGCAAAATTCTTTGTACCTAGAAAAGATAAGGAAATTTTTAGAGCTTTACCATCTAAATCTAAAGAAAAAATAAATGTAGCATTTTTTCACGTTGTAGCAACAAATAGTAAAGGTGGCCAAAAAAGAACAAGAAAAATTTATTGTCCTGCTCATAATGATGCACCCGTTCCAAAATTGGATGATAATGGACAACCAATATTAGATCAAAATGGAAAACCTGTATTAGTTCCTGTAAAATGTCATCTTTGCGAAAAATATAAATATATTTTAAGCAAACAAAATCCAGCATTAAAAAATTTAAAGAAAGAAGATTTTAAAAATTTAACAGCTGAACAAGTTAAAATTAAAGAATTTAATGATAAAGTTTATAAAGAAGCTACTAAATGGCAAGCTAAAAAATTTTATATTCTTCGTGGTATAGATAAAGGTGCTGAAAAAGATGGTATTAAATTTTGGAGATTTAAACATAATTTTAAAAAACAAGGCGTTTTTGATAAATTAATACCTGTTTTAAATGATTTTATGGATCAACATAAAGTTGCTTATTATGATGTTAATAATGGTTGCGATTTAAATATTACTGTTATTGATGCTGAATTTATGGGTAGAACATATCGTGATGTTTCAGCAATTTCATCAAGAGGTAAATCACCATTACATACTGATGCTCTTATAGCTAAACAATGGCTTGAAGATCCTATTACTTGGAGAGAAGTATTTAAGCCACCTACAGCTCCAATTATTTCAACATATGAATATTTAGAAATGATTGCTAAAGGTGAAGATCCTTATTGGGATGATAGTGATTCAAATAATAAACATTGGGTATTTCCAAATCATCCAGATATTGAAGCAAAGGCAAATACAAGAGATATGAATCTTGATGCAACAGCAGCTTCATTTGAATATGCAAGTGATGTTGATGATGAATATGATGGCGTTACAATATCTAATATTAAAAAAGAAGATGTTTCAACATTTACCGATAATGCTGTTAATGTTACAAAAGAAATTAATAATGTTGTGAAAGAAAATGTACAAACAGATAAGCAAGTTTTAACACCTTCTGGTCCTGGTACAATATTATCATCAAATTCAAATGAATTAAATGTTGATTTTGATCCTGATAATATTGATGATTTACCATTCTAATAATTAATAAATTATAATAATATTTCGTCCGAAAAATAAACTAAAAATCGGACGAAATATTTAATTATATATAAAATATATTAAATATTTAATAATAAAAAATATGAGTGAAAATAATAATATACCTGTAAATACAAAAACAAGAAAACCTACGCCAAAAAAAGAGTTTTCATTGGATGATTTTAAGAAAAATACTGGTTTAGATAAAGGTGTTAAATTTAAGCCAAGAAAATGGTTACCAATAAAAAATATTTTAGGTAACACTGCTTTTATGGATGCTACTGGTCTTTCAAATGGTTTACCAGCAAATGAAGTTATAAATATTATTGGTCATACAAATACAGGTAAATCATGTTTAATCAATGAAATAGCTTATTCTGCTCAAAAAAATAATGTATTACCTGTTTTTATAATTACTGAATTAAAATTTTCATGGGAACATTTAAAAATTATGGGTATCGAATATACCGAAAATATTGATGAAAAAACTGGAGAAATATCATATGATGGTGATTTTCTTTTTATTGATAGATCTAAATTTAATACTATTGAAGAAATGGGAGATAGAATAAATGAAATTTTAGATTATCAAAAGGAAGGTAGATTGCCACGAGATTTGTGTTTTTTGGTTGATAGCATCGGAACGATTCAGTCTCAAATGAGTTATGAAAAAAGTACATCAAATAATGAATGGGATGCGGGGGCAATATCTAAAGTATGGTCAAAATCGATTGTTCCACGTATAAATCTTTGTAAGAAAGATGGTTATCCTTATGATAATTATATGGCTGTTATTTGTCAAGTTTGGGTTAGAAAACCTGAAGTTTTTAGAGGATTACCTAAATTAGCAGCAAAAGGCGGTGATACTATTCCATATAATAGTACTATTCAAATTGTTTTTGGAAATGTCTCAAATTCAGGTGTTTCGCTTTTGAAAGTAAAGAAAGGCTCAAAAGAGATAGTCTATGCGACACGTACTCGTGTAAATTTAGCAAAAAATCATTTAACAGGAATATCTTTAATGACAAAAATTGTTGCAACACCTCATGGTTTTATATCTGATTCTCCAAATGATATAATAGCAAAACAATATTTTAAAGATCATGCTAAAGAATTTATGGAAATATTAGGCGGTGGAAGTATTAATGATGTAACCTTTATTGAAGATAATACTGAAGAAGAAGAAACAACATATAGAACTTTTGAAAGAACAGAAAATGGTATAGAACATGAAATTGAAGAATAAATTAAATAATTAATAAATTAAAATTATAATAATATATTTCATATTATTATAATTTTAATTTATATAAAAATATAATATGAAATATTATAGTAAAGAATATTGTCATTTAGAAGCATTAAAATATAAAACAAAAGGCGAATTTCAAAAAAATAGTTCTTATATATATCAAAAAGCATATAAAAATGACTGGTTAAATGAAATATGTTCGCATATGATTGAAATAAAAAAAATTAATGGATATTGGACATTTGAAAAATGTAAAAATGAAGCAATTAAATATATTTTAAGAAGTGAATTTAAAAAAAATTCAAGTAGTGCATATAATGCAGCAAGAAAAAATAGCTGGTTAAATGAAATATGTTCGCATATGATTGAAATACATAAACCAATTGGATATTGGACATTTGAAAAATGTAAGGAAGAATGTTTAAAATATAATAAAATAATAGATCTTATTAATAATTCGCCTAGTTGTTATAAAAGAATAAAAAATAAAAATTGGTTAGAACAATTAACGTCTCAATATATAAAAAGTAATAGAAAATCTAATAATTATTGGACATTTGAAAAATGTAAGGAAGAAGCATTAAAATATAAAACAAAAAAAGAATTTGAAAAAAAATCTAAAAGTGCATATTGTATTGCAATAAAAAATAATTGGTTATATGTAATATGCCAACATATGATTATAAAAAAAAGAATTAATGGTTATTGGAATAATTATGATAATTGTAAAAAAGCTGCATTAAATTGTAATAGTAGAGAAGATTTTAAAAAAAAATATGGTACTGCATATAGATGGGCACATAAAAATGGATGGCTGGAAGATATGTATACGCATATGAAACCTATAGGTGATTTATATAGTAGATTAATATATGCGTATGAATTTTCTGATAAATCAGTTTATGTTGGATTAACATGTAATAGTGATAGAAGAAAAAATGAACATTTAAATTTATTATCAAAAAAATCAAAATCAACTACAGTTACAAAATATATATTAAAAACAGGATTACAACCAATATATAAAGAATTAACTGAATATGTTAATGTAGAAGAAGCACAAAAATTAGAATCATTTTATATTAATTTTTATAAAAAAAATGGATGGATTATTTTAAATAAAATAATCGCAGGTGGTATTGGTAGATTTAAATTAAAAAATGATTTTATTAAATGAAAACACGTACTTTATTAATTGATGGCTCATATTTATTTAAACGTTCAATAAATGGAGCTAAAGATTTATATACTAATTCTTTTGGCCAAATTTCGGGATTATATCAATCACTTACAAAAATACGATCTTTGATTAAACAATTTTCTATTAACATGATTATTATTGCATATGATGGAGAGCAATCTGGAAAATTACGTCATATGTTAGATCATAATTATAAAGCAAATAGAAAATCAAAATCTTGGTATAGTAAAATTCAATTATCTGATGCTGAAATAAAAAGAGAACAAGAAAAAGAAGAATCTGCTCTTAAACAAAGAAAAAGATTTCAATCTTATTGTGAAGAACTTTTTATAAGACAAATTGAAATTGATGAAATTGAAGGAGATGATGTTATTGCATCATATTGTCTTAAACATAATAATGACAGAGAACTTTATATATTTAGTAGAGATTTTGATTATGCTCAATTATTAGATTTAAACATTAGTATAATTTTTCCAAATATTGATGAACCTGTTACAAAACAAAATTTTTATTTTAAATTTGGTTATCATTATAGTAATGTATTAACAATGAAAATTATTTGTGGAGATACTTCAGATAATATTAAGGGTATTGAAGGATTAGGCGAAACATTATTATTAAAATATTTTCCTGAAATGGAATTTGAATATATGAGTGTAAGAGAAATATGTAAAAAGGCTAAAATAATTAATGAAGATAGAATTAAAGAAAAGAAGAAACCTTTAAAATGTTTTGAAAATTTATTAAATAATATTGAAAGGTTAAAATTGAATTATAAATTAATAAATTTAAAAGAACCATTTTTAAATAATGAAGCAATTGATGCATTAGAACAATTAGATATGCCATTATCACCGGAAAATAGAGGATCAAAAAATTTATATAAAATGATGATTGAAGATGAATTTTTAACTATATATAATGGAACATTTGTTAATTATGTTGAGCCATTTTATACTGTTATTATGTACGAAAAGAAGTTATTAGAAAATTATTATAAAAATTTAAAAAATTCTTAATAAAAACTCTTGCAAAATCGATAAATTTTATTTATTTTTGATATGAAATTACTGCTATAAAATATAGATAGTTTATGTAATGAAATGTGTGATATTAATAATTTAAAATTTTATTTATGCAACAAAATAATAAGCAATCAGAGAATTTATTTAAAATTTGTCTTTTTCAAGAAACTAATTTAATTGCTGAAAGAATTTTTCCAGCAGATATTATTAGCCCTTCTATTAGAACATCTATTGATGTTAGAAGTATTTTACCGTCTATAATCAGTAAATTACAAAAAACTTTATCAAAAAAAGAATATTATTATGAATATGAAATTCAGAATCAAGATAAAGTTGTATATGATTTTCTTGATTATAGAAATAGAATGGTTGAATTGTATCCAAAAAGGATACAAGATATAATAAATAAGCAACCTGAAATAAAAAAACAAGTTATTGAAGATAAAATTATAAAAGGTGTTGAATTTAAATTTGTATTTTATATTAATGATAATTTAATTGTTGAAAGAATTTTTTATGTTAATGGTTATAATAATACAATTAATTATTCAAATGACATAATTTATTTAATTAATGATATTGCTAATAAAATTTATAATTTTCTTAAAAAAAGTGATATTAATCATATGTGGGAAGATTATGATTTGATTAATAAATATAATTATACAATTCAACAGATTAGAGAATTGCCTAAAATGAAACGTGATGATCTTTTAAGAAAGTTATATTAAATTTTGCTTTTTATAATTTTGGTTTTTTTAAAATCTTGCTATGAAATTTAAGTAGCAAGATTTTTTTTAAAAATAATTTTTATTTTATATTAACATAATGTCAGATATTAGTAATGAAACCATACATACCCTAACTGGTTATTTAGGCCCTGAATTTCAATTAAAATTAATGTGGCAATTATTAATTGAACCAGAATTTGCGGAAAAAATAATTTCTTTATTATCTGTTGAATATTTTGATGATCCATCTATGAAAAAGATGTTTATTATAATACTTCAATATTTTAAAGATAATGAAAAAGTACCAAACATCCCAAATCAAAGTATAAATCTTGCAATACAAAAATATAAATCTCATAATGATCCAATAGAAGAAGAATTATTATTAGCAATAATTAATAAAATTAAACTTTGGAATGAAAGAGTATTAAATAAAGATTTATTAAATGATGGTGATGTTATTCAAAGAGAAACATTTTTATTTATTAAACAACAAGAATATAGAAAATTTTCTGAATTTATTCAAGAAAAAGTAAAAACAGGTGGTATAAAATCAAAAAATATTATTGTTGAAGTTGAAGAAAAAATAAAAAAAATTGAAGATATTGGTAATGATGAAGATTTTGGTAGTCAAATATTAGAAGAAATTGATGATGTATTAAAAGATGAATTTAGAGAAACAATTCCAACTGGTATTGGATTTTTAGATGAAATTACTGGAGGTGGTTTAGGTAAAGGTGAAACTGGTATTATATTGAGTCCCAGTGGGTTTGGTAAGTCTACAATGTTGACTAAGATTGCAAATACAGGTATTAATGAAGGAAAAAATATATTACAAATTATTTTTGAAGATACTGTTCCACAAGTTAAAAGAAAACATTATGCAATTTGGTCTAAAGTGCCATTAACACAATTTAAAGGAAAAAAAGAAGTTATTAAAGAAAAAATTACAACATATTTTAATGAAAATAAACCAGGACAATTAGTAATAAAAAGATTTATTGAAGATGAAACAACAATACCACAATTAAAACAATGGATAATTAGATATCAAAAGAAATTTGGAATTAAATTTGATGAAATTATATTAGATTATTTAGATTGTATTGAATCACATAAAAAGACTAATGATGTAAATGAATCTGAAAAACTTATTATTAAATCATTTATGTCAATGGGAGCTGAACTAGATATTCCTTGTTGGACTGCTGTACAATCAGGTAGATGTGTTGAAATTAATACTATTATTAATTTAAAAAATATAGGAAATACAAAAATAAAAAATATTAAAATTAATGATGAAATTTTAACAAATGTTGGTTATAAAAAAATCACTAATATTTTTCCTATAAAAAAGCAAGATGTATATAAAATTAAATTAAAAAGTGGCAAAGAAATTATATGTTCTGAAAATCATTTATTTCCATTAATTAATAATAAATTAAAATCATTGAAATTAGGATTAACAATTGGTGATAAACTTTTAACTAAATAATTTATATTATGTATTATAAAAATATAAATGAATTATTAAAATTAAAAATTTATAAAGATTTAATTATTGATGAAATAAATAAAGATTTTATATATTTAGAATTAAATAAAATAATAGAAAAATATTCATCCGAAGAATTACAAAATAGGCATATTAATATTTACACATTTATAAAATATAATGTATCTAATAAAATAAGTTGGATAGATAGGCTTAAAATTATCGTTAATAAATTAAAACAGGATTCAAGTTCATTGTATAGTTTAGAAATAAGATATGGTAAAGAAAATGCTTTAAATGTTTTTAATGAAAAAAATAAAAAAACAGCTATTACTTTAGATTATTATATAAAAAAATATGGTGAAAAAGAAGGAAAGATAAAATGGAAAAAGAAAAATAAATATAATGGTTGTTCATTAAAAAATTATATTAAAAGATATGGTAAAGAATTAGGCGAACAAAAATGGAATAAATATCTTAATAAAAGATCTGAAACATATAAAAATAATAAACTTAAAGGAAAAAAATATAAAACTGGTTTATCTTTAAAAAAATTTATTAATTTATATGGTAAAAAAGAAGGAAATGAAAGATGGAATAAAATGAAAAAGAAAACATATATAAAAAATGTATATAAAAATAGTGAAAAATATTTAATAAAAAAATATGGAAAAGAAGAAGGCATGAAAAAAAGAAAAGAATATTTAGAAGAAAAAGATCATAATTCATTATCATATTTTATTAAAAAATATGGTGAAGAAGAAGGAAATATAAAATATAAAAATCATTGTAAAAAACTTTCATATTGTAATAGTTTAGAATATTATATAAAAAAATATGGCGAAAAGGGTAAAGAAAAATGGAATGAACGTAGAAATAAAACAATTTTTAAAAAAAATAAATTATCAAAAGTATCACAAGAATTATTTTGGAGAATATATAAAAAAATACATTATAAATTAAGAAAATATTGTTATTTTGGCGAATTAAATCATGAATATTTTTTTAAAACAAAAAATACTATATATTTTTGTGATTTTAATTTAAAAAATATTATTATAGAATTTGATGGAGAATATTGGCATTCTAAATTAAAAATGATAGAAAGAGATAAATTAAAAAATAATTTATATGAAAATTTAAATTATAAAGTTTTAAGAATTTCTGAACGAGATTATTATAATGATAATTATAATATTATTAATAAATGTTTAAATTTTATAAAAGAAAATTATGACAAAAAATGGATTAGAAAATTTAATTGAAGATGAAATAATCTCAATTGAATATATTGGTAAAAGAAATACTATTGATATAACTGTTGAAGATAGTCATATGTATTTTGCTAATGATATATATACTCATAATTCTGGTTTTTCTGCCGAATGGTTAGAAGCCGGGCATACTGGAGGCAGTATAAAAAGGGTACAAAAGACACATTTATTACTTTCAATAGCAAAAACTCAAGCGCAAAGAGAAAATGATTTAGCAAATATAAAAATTATCAAAGCACGTTTTGCTAAAGATGGACAACAAATTGAAGATTGTATATTTAATAATGATACATTAGAAATAAGAGCAACAAATAATAGTTGGCGATCAACAGTTAAGAAATATGATGAAAAAGATTTAGAAAGTATTGAAGATAAAACATTAAGATTACATGCTGAAGTTTCAAATTTTGATGAAGTATATAACATTACTGATAATAAAGAATCAATAATGTCAAATCTTAATTTTGATAATGAAAGTACTATTAATAGTAATATTGAAAATAAAAAAGAAGAAATAATATTTCCAATAAAAAATACTGATTCTAAATATGGTGATGTTGATGATTTTATTAAAAATTTAATGGAAGGTAAATTAGATAATGAAGATAAAAATATAATTAATAATTTAATGGATAATAAATAATATGAATATTGAAATAAATAAAGTATATTTAGGCGATTGTTTAGAAATTATGAAATATATACCTAATAAATTTATAGATCATATAATTTGCGATTTACCTTTTTATAAAATTGTTAAAGATGAATGGGATAATCAATGGAAAACAGAAAATGAATATATTAATTGGTGTAATAAAATAATTATTGAATATAAAAGAATAATTAAAGATAATGGTAATATTTTTTTATTTACCGGAAGGCAATATAATAGAAAAATTGCTACAATACTTGATAAATATTTTAATGAAAAAAGAATAATTATTTGGGCAAGAAAAAGAAATTTTAATAATACAAGAGGTAAAGCATTGGCGAGTGGATATGAACCAATTTGTTATTATTGTAATGGTGAAAATGGAATATTTAATAATATTAAAATAAAAATAAATAGTAAAAGAAAAGAATATGTTGATGGCTTTTTGAAAGATGGTATTACATTAAGTGATGTCTGGAATGATATATCTGCTATACCACATAATTCTAAAGAAAAACTAGATCATTCAACACAAAAACCACTTAAATTAATTGAAAGAATTGTTGAAATAGGGACAAATACAAATGATTTAATTTTAGATAATTGTTGTGGCAGCGGTACATTAGGAGAAGCATGTATTAATTTAAAACGTAATTTTATTATGATAGATAAAGAAGAAAAATCATATAATATTTCTTTTAATAGAATTAATAACTTGATAAATAATAAATAAAATTTTTATATAATGATTATAGATATTTTAAATATATAAATATTTTAAATTTTATTTTAGCCTTGACTAAGAATTTTTTCTTTTTCAAGGTTTTTTATTATATAATGGTTTGCAAAAAGATTTTTTAGTATTTATATTAAAATTAATTTATTATAAATGTCAAAATTTTTTGCAAGACCAAGATTAGATGATAATCAGTTTAGACAATTATCAGGTGATACATTAAATTTATCAGGCACAACTAATTTTGATGGTACATTAAAATCAAAAAATGTTGAAATTAATGCATCATTAGATAATGCAACTGGTGGTACAATAACATCAAAATATGTTTTAACACTTGATGTTGATAATATTATTAAATTAAAACCTAATGAAGGTGGCGGTGCTGATGTTTCTTTTGATAGTAATAGATATACAACAAGATCTGGTATACCATCTGTTTATGTTGGTGGAAATACATTAGGGCAATTTTTAGAAGGATATTTTTTCCCATCTGTTCCACCAGATGCATTAATTAGTATTGCAACAGGTGGTTCTAGTAGACAATTTGGTGATGGAACATTAGGAAATTTAGCATGGACTGCAACAAGAAATACAAATCCATTAACACAAATACAATTAGATACAACAGGAAGTGCTGTATATAATTTAAATGTTGCAATAATTGATGGTAATACACAATCGGGAACAGCAGCGTATGGTTTAACATTAAGTGATTATATACCTGTTACCGGAACAACACAAAAAACAAGAACATATTTATTAAAAGTCACAGCAGGTAGTGAGATTGCAAATGCATCAGCTGCTATTAGTTGGAGACATAAAAGATTTTGGTTTAAAAGTAGTACTGTATATACAAGTAGTGATGCACTTACAATTCAGGCATTATTAAATGGCGGTTCACCATCAAGTGAATTAACAACAAGTAAATCTAAAACATTTTCGCCGATTACATTTAATAATGAATATTTTTATTATGTATACCCAATGTTTTTTGGCGTTCCAGCATTTACTGTTAATGGCTTACCAAATAATGCATGGGGTAATTTATCTACAGATACATTGTTTGTTATTAGTTATACTAATACAAATGGATATACTGAAAGATTTTATGTTGCAAAATCTGATCAAAGTATGAGTAATACTTTTAACATTATATCAGCTTAAATAAAATAAAAAATGTCAAATTATTATACAGGTACATTATTAGCTTCACCAGTTGTAAATGGTTCATCGGGAGATACTTATGGAACACATCATTCTGTTTTAGGTATTGGTGGATATTTAGAAGTTAATACAATACAAGATAGAAATAATATACCAGTTAATACTGTTATAGGATTAGAATTCGATGGTATTTCTTCTGGAAGAAGAAGATATGGTATGTTAGTTTATATTACTTCTGAAAATAAGACATATAGATTATTACCAACATATTCTGTATGGATTACATTAAATAATTCTCAAAAGGTAACAGCACTTAGTGATAATAATAATTGGATTGAATTTAAAAATGATTCAGCTAGTGGAGAAAGAATAAGTAAAATATTTTATCAAAATTCACATGGATTTTCAGTTGGAAATGTTTTAGGATATAATAACTCAACTAATTTATTTATAAAAGTAACATCTGCAAAATCAAATACAATTGAACCTATTGGAATTATTAATAATGTTGTTGATAATGATAATTTTGAATTAACTTTTGCTGGATATATATCACCTATTACAGGTATGACAGATTCATCATCTCATACTTTAAGTGGTGGAACTGTATATTATTTATCACCATCAGTATCTGGAAAATTAACAGCAATTAAGCCAATATCAACAAGTGATTTAGTTAAACCAATGCTTGTTACATTAACTAATACTAATGCTATTGTATTACAATATCAATCAAATGAAACTGGTATTTATAGTGCTGGACAAGGTATAAATATTAATGATTTAAATAATAATAGAAAAATTTCTGTTGATCTTAGTTCTTTTGTACAAAATAATAATATCAATGTTACATTAAGTGGTACATCAAATCAAGTTATTTTTCTTGATTTAAGTGGTAATGGATATGGTATACAATATGGTGATAATTATGATCCTACTTTTTTACCTAGTTCATTAGTTGATAAAAGATATGTTGATACAGTTGCAACAGGACTTTTTCCTAAAGCAGCAGCATTAGCAGCAGCTACTGGAAATACTGATTTAACTGGTGGAACTTTTAATGGTTTTATTGATGGTTTAGCTATAACTGATGGTGCAAGAATTTTATTTGCTAAACAAACTAATAAAATAGATAATGGCGTATATAATTATTATGCTAGTGGCAATACTTTTTATAGATCATCAGATTTTAGTGGTTCAACAACAGGTATAACAAGATCAGGTACATTAGTTCCTGTTATTTCTGGAAATACATTGCATAATACTATATGGGTTGTAACAACTGAAAATCCTATTATTATAGGAACTACTCCAATCGATTTTACTTTATTTAGTCGAATGACTGATTATATTCCAGGTGTTGGTATTTTAATTAATGCTAATATAATTAGTTTTAACGGTGCTAATATTGCAGGTAATTCAATGACATGGAGTGGTAATAAATTAAATGTTGATCCTACAACAGGTAATTTAGCTAATGCATTATTTTTAAAATTATATACATCAGTATTTAATCTTTATACTGGAAATACACAATCAATACTTAATTATCATCAAAATGAAATATTAGAATTATCTGCTAGAACATTTACTGTTACAGGAACAAGTTTAGGTACTGGTTCTAAAGTATTTATTCAAACAACTGGTAATACTAATATGTTATTTAGAACATTTATTCAAAGTGGCGGAACGCAAATAGTAACAAAGGGTAATAATATAATAATATATAGTGGTTTAATTCCAACAGGTAATACTTCAAATAATTCAGTTACTGCACAAAATATTAGTAAAAATATACATAAATTATTACATGGATTTGGATTGATGGATGTTGTTGCTTTTAGTGGTAATACATATATTAAAGCAATAGCAGATGGTTCAATGGATGGAGAAACTATTGGATTAGTAAGTAAAGTTACAGATGGTGATAATTTTACAGTAACTTTTGCTGGATATGTTAGTGGATTAACTGGATTAGCAACAAATTCTACATATTTTTTAAGTGATGTTACTCCAGGACAATTAACAACAATTGAACCAATTGATTATGGTCATATTTCAAAGCCTGTTTTAGTTGCATTATCATCAACTGAAGGTATTGTTTTTAGCTATAGAGGTGATATTATATCAACTGGTTTTACAAATAATACAGGTACTACTATAAATGTTATTATTGCTAAAACAACGCCATATAATACATCATCAGGATATAAATATATTGGATGTTCTGGAACTACAATAGTAAATTTACCTGTAAATCCAACAATAAAAGATGAAATTATAATTTCAGATATTAAAGGAAATGCTTTAATTTTACCAATAACAATAAATGGTAATGGACATTTAATTAATGGATATAGCTATGCTTTAATTAATACAAATTATGGTAGTATAACTTTATTTTATAATGGTATTAATTGGAGTATTATTGGTTTTACAAATTAAATTTATTTTTTTAAATGAAAGATACCAAAATAAATATTCAAGATGATAAAGTATATCAGTTAACAGGTGATACTTTAACATTATCTGGTAATACTTATATAAGTAATATTAATTATTTAAAAGATAATAGTTTAAATTATAATAAAAGATCATTACCAGATGTTAATTATTTGACTGGTAAAACAACTAATTTATTAAATAAAATAAATATAATTAGTGGAACAACTGGTTATTTATCTGCTGGCGTTATTGGTACATTTGATCCTGTTTTAACTGATAATAATAATGGAACTGCTACAATAAATGATATTGATGTATTATTATATAAAACAACAGATTATAATGGTTATTTATATTATTATCATATAACAGGCGGAACATTTACTTTTACTGATAATACTGAAGAATATATTGCTGTTAATTATAATAATGGTAGTCCTATATTATATAAAGAAACTAATATTAATAATATTAATAATAGTAATATTATATTAATTTTTATATGTTGGAGACAAGGAAATAAAATTTATTCATTAAATTTTGATAGAATTGGACTTGGATTGTCTAATAAATTACAAATATCAGAATATGATAAATTTATTTATACTAGATCAAATGATGGCGGTCTTATTATAACAGAATCTACTATTCCTTCAAATAGAACTGTTATTGTTTCAAGTGCAAAAATTTATACTGGTGCTATTATTCAAAATATTTTAAGTTTTAATAGTAGTGGTGATACTTTAACTGAAGTAACTGTTACTAATGGTACTTGGACATATAATAATGTTTCTGTTTATAATAATATAAATTATAATCCCCCAACAGGCCCTGTTGCAATGACAGATAATAAATATGGAATTGTTTGGTTTTATAGAGCTATTGGAAATTTAAAGCAAGTTTTTTATGTATTAGGTAATTCACAATATAATAATTTAGCTGATGCTGAATTAAGTATTGAAAGAACTGATTTACCTGTATTATTAAAAAAACATTGTATACTTATAGGTAGATCAATAATATTAAAAAATGCTGCAACAGGTAATATAGAATCAGCATTTAATAAAGTATTTTTATCAAGTCAAGTTATTGATCATAATAGTACTGGAAATAAACAAGGCGGTAATTTAATAAGTAATCAATATTATCATTTAGATTTAAATATATTTAATAATGTTACTGGTGGTACAAGTAATTTTCAACAGCAATTAAATAATAAACTTAATACAACTTTATTTAATACATTTACAGGAACAACATTACCAAATAATTATTATAATAAAACTCAGATTAATACTTATACAGGTAATACTAATAATAAGATTAATTATATTAGTGGTGTTACAAATACTAAATTAAGTGCTGTTCCAAATGCTATTGAAAATAATGTTGTTGTATTTAATAATATTGGTTCAATTAAAGATTCTGGTATAAATAAAGCATTAATTTATGCTGGATTGGTAATGTAATAATAAAATTAAAGAATTATTCCTTTCGTTATTTTTAAATTTGCTATATAATCATTTGTTGTAAATGAACAATTTATAACATTACTTGATGTATATGTTGTATCTGTAAATGAAGTTATAAAAATATTATTAATATATATATTAAATACTCCTGAAGTTATTCTTGTAATTTTAAAGTGATATAATCCTGTATTATAAATATTAGATGATGTATAAATATTAGTACCTGTTCTTGTAACATTTAAATGACTAGATGAATCAAATCCAAAACTATAATAATTAGTATTTTTTGTGCCTGAAATTATTCTAACTGCTTTATTATTTCCAATTGTTGCATGATTAAAATCCCATTCCCATGTACCATATGCTATTGTTGATAATTTTTCTATTGAAGAAGATGATGTTGATTTAAGAATTTTAGTTCCTTTTTTTAAATAAGAATTATTATTTATTAATTCATCTATAATCCAACTACCTGTTTTAATTTTCCAATTAGTTAAAAAATAAACACTGGAACTAATTGGATAATCACTAAAATCTTCTTTTAATGTTATTTGAGATGCAAATTTATTATGATATGTTCTTATTTCCGCATTACTTAAAAGTCTATTATACATTCGAAAATCATAAAAATATCCCCAAGCGCCATAGTTTGTATCTCTGCCTAATTCTAAATAATTTTCAAATGATTGATAATATCCAGATTTAAGACCTTGACTAATTCCATCAATAAATAATTCAACGGTTTTATTTGTTATAGAACATCTTAATGTTAACGTTACTTCTTTATTCGAAATTATAACAGGATTCCAAGCTATAGTACCTCCTGTTCCATATATATAAATATCATTATTTTCTACAGTTATTCCAAAACCACTTCCAAAAGAATTTGTACTAAATAATGTACCTGTAATTGTAACTAAAAGTCGACAATGTAAAGTATATTCTCCAGTTGTTTTTGTAATCGGAAATTTAACATAAGTGCCATTGTTTCTTATTAATATTCCATTTTTAACGGTTTGACACCTATAAAAAGCATTGCTATTATATTGTGCCGCATTATAATTATTTGCAGGATTATCAAAAGCAATATTAGGCAACATATTACCAACAGGTTTCATATTGTATGCCGCAATTAAGCCTAAATCAGATATTAATGATGGTTTGGGATATATAAAATTTGATTTTAGTTTTACAATAGATTTTTTATTTAAAAATGCTATATATAAATTATTTTTATCAATCGTAGATAGTATATAATCATAACATTTAAAATCTGAAATATAAATATTATTACTGCTAGCAATTCTTAAATCTGTAAAATTAATAGCATTATTAAATTCAACTATTATAAATTGCCATTTATTAAATATTATAGAAGATATATTTATATTATCTACATAAGCATTATCTTGACCAGATAAATTTCCAGCGGTTATTTGTAATTTAATTGTTGTATTATCTTTTATAATAGTTGAATCCCCTTTAGATTTAATTCCAAATATTATAGTTTTAACATTATTTAATGTTCCTAATGAAACATATTGAGTATTTTTGCAAAATAAACAATACCCTTTTTCTAATTTTAAAAATGTAGTATTAGAATTAATTCCTATTTGTCCAGTACTAGATATATATGATCCTTTATTAAAATTTATGTCTAAAAGTTTTGTCATTATAATCCTAATATTATTTTTTGACTATTATATAGTTGAGCAGCAAAATTATTTATATTAGAAGGTATACCTTCATATACTTGCAATTTAGCAATATATCCTTTGAAAGCTTCATTACCTGCTAAATTATTTCCTATAAAAATATTAGTTATTCCGGTAGTTGGGGTTCCAGATGCTCCAAATGTAAGTGTATCATTATATCTTCCTAATGCGGAATTAATACCATTTCTGCATAGAATTATGAATTCAAAATAATTTTTGCTATATGTTGAAATTTGTAAATAACTTCCAGCATAATTATCTGATGTAAATTGTCCGCCATTATTGGTGAAAGCTCCAGCATCGGCCATCAAAAATTGATTATTAGTTAAAATTCTAGAATGTGTGCCACTTCCATTACCTGCTCTTTTAAGCCATACCCCAACTGTAACATTTTTAGTCCCTATAAAATCACTTCCACAATCTATTTTTGCAGTTGCTCCATTAAAATAAGCAGAATACGTTTTGCCTATTTTTTTTATAGATACATTTGAAGCATTTAAAATATTTTTACCTGTTAAATCATTTAATACTCCTTGAGTTGAATCAAAATCAAGTAACAAAAGCAATTGATTATTCTGATTAGTATATAATTTACTTTGATATAGTAATAAAATTTCTGATGCATTTAAAGCTCGATTATAGATCTCAAATATATCTAATTGCCCATAATAATAGGTTGTATCAAATCCTAATTGTAAATCAGAACATTTAACTTTTGTTGTGGTTGTAATAACTATTTCATTCCAAGTATTTAATGTAATAGATTGTGTTTGTATACTATTAACATAATATATTGGTGAACTTAACCCGGTTGATGTTATTTGATTTGAACTGTTTATAGAAATCGATTGAGTTGAAGATAAACGAAGTATTTTTTGATTGTTAATAGATGTTTTAAATTTAAAACGAAATGTATAACAAGGGTTTATAGTTTTATAGGTGATTTTTGAAGAAGTTCCATTAAAACTTACAATACCATTATTTATACTAATATTAAAAGGAGATCCTTTTGTATATTTATTAGACATAATATTGTAAGCATTATTAAAAGTTTCTTTAAAAATTACAGAATTTGAAATACTACTTAAACTATCTGACATAAAATTTCATTTATTTGAATTAATTAATATTATTTTAATTTTAAATTATATTAATAATAATATTAATTAATTCTTCATTTGTATAAATATTAATTTCATTATATTGATCAAGTCCACTATCATCATAACTCCATTTAAGATATTGTGATTGATTATTACCATAAAATGAAATATTTGATGGAATCATATTTAAATTATGTCTAAATTTATTTTTGCCATTACTTAAATATTTAATATTAAAACTTTTAAATTTTGGTTTCCATTTTCCAATACCATTATTGTCTGTTGTTAAAATATAATCATTTTGTTGATTTCCATCTATTAATCTAAAACCATTAGTATTACCTGTTGCGAATATATCTATAATTGCGATTGGATTTTCAATACCTAATCCTATGTTATTATTTATAATAATATTTTTAAAATTATTATTACCTATTATTAATGATTTATTTTTATTAATATTTAAAAAAGATTTATTATTAATTAAATATTCTTTGTTAGAATTAATTGTTTCTCCAGATAAATTAATAAATTTATTTTCAATATAATTAAACCATAAATTATCTATTGTTTTATTATTATCTATTTTTAATTTTAATTTACCTGAAATATTTATTCCACCTTTAATATTAGTATTTCCAGATAAATCTAAAATATCACTTTCTTTTTGTTGAAACCAAATATTATTTAAATTTTCTTTAGAATTAAAACGCATATAAATATTTTTTTATAAATAGTTTAAATTATAAATAGAATTTTTTATTAAAATTTACTATTTATAATAAATTATAAAAATTTATAACATGAATAAAAACATAACATTTCTTGTTAATGGTGGTTTAGGTAAATCAATAATGTCTACAGCTGTTATTAGAGCAATAAAAAAACAATATTCTGAATATAATATAATTGTTATTAGTGGTTACGAACCACCATTTACTTTTAATAATAAAATATATAGAACTTATTTGTTTAATCAAACATCATATTTTTATGAAAATTATATAAAAAATAATGATAATATAAAAATATTTGCACTTGAACCATATCAAACAGAGCCATATTTGTTAAGACAAAAGCATTTAACTGAAATATGGTGTGATTTATTAAATATAAAACATGATGGAATTTATCCAGAAATAATATTAAACCCAAGATTAACAGAAATTGTTAAAGATAAAATTAAGCCGTTTAATGGTAAACCCATATTTTTATTACAAAGTAATGGCGGAAGTATAGAACAAAATAGTAAAAAATCTTGGGCAAGAGATATTCCAATAGAACAAGCACAAAAAATAGTAAATTATTATAGTAAAGATTATAGAATTTTACATTTAAGACGTGAAGATCAGCCTAAATTAGATAATACAGAATGGTTAAGTTTACCTGTACTTGAATTATTTCATATTATTCCTTTTGTAAAAAAATCATTACTTATAGATAGTTTTATGCAACATGCATTTGCAGCATTAAATAAAAAATCAACAGTATGTTGGATAACAACATCTCCAAAAGTTTTTGGATATAATATACATGATAATATTTTACCAGATGCTAAAATAATTTATAATTATGAAGCAGCATCTTTTTTAGAAGAATATGATTTTACAGGAAATATTCCATGTCAATTTCCATATGACAATATTAATATATTTAATATTGAAAAAATAATAAACTCAATTAATAAGCAATAAATACACAATAATTTAATTTTATATTAATTATTTAAATTTATTACATAAATAGTTCTTATTTTTTAACTATTTATAATAAAATTTAAAATAATTAATAATGGCTCCAAAAAGATCAAACATAGATTTAACACTATTAGGCGTTCTTGGTGAAAATCTTGGAAATGGAAATGAAATTTTTAAAGAAATATATAATGGTACTACTATTAGGTTAAGAACATTAATTGCAAGTGGTGGAACAAAAATAATAACTAATGGAGATAAAATAGTAATATCAGGTGCAACTGTTGGAGCAGGAACAGGTGATATTACAAATGGTTCAAATAGAGGAAGTGGAATAGGCATTTTTGATCAAAAATCGGGTACAACACTAACATTTAAATCAATATCATCATTAACTCCTACTTTATTAAAAATAACAAATACATCAAATACTATATTTTTATCTGGTGGTACATCAAATGCAAATCCTGCTGGCTTAAATAAACAAATACAATATAATAAAAATAATACATTTGGAGCTGATGGTAATTTTACTTATGATTATACTGGAAATACATTAACAATTGCTAGTGGTTTAACCCCAAGTATTGGAAAAAATAATTTAATAAATAAATCAGTTATTATTGGATGTAATAATATTGGATTCGGAAATAGTATTGTTTGTGGTAATAATAATATTTCGAATATAACATCAACATCAACAATTAATGGTAATTGTAATTTAATAATAGGATCTCCAAATACTTATTTAAATAGTTGTGGAAATGTTATTAATGGAAATGGTATTTTTTGTAATTCTTCTAATGGTATAATGATTGGATGTGGTAATAGTCTTACTTGTCAACAATATTATAATGTTATTGGAACTAATAATTTATTAACAACAAATTCTGCATTACCTACATATAATAGAATTTTAGGATATGGTAATACTATTTCTAGTTCACTTGGTTGTCATACTATAATAGGTAATACTAATTATATTGGACAATCAACAAATGATATTAAAATATTTGGAAATGGTAATAGTGTTTGTTGTGGTACATCTATGCTATTATTAAATAGTATAGGTAATAGTATAACTGGCTATTCAGGTTGTTTTAATTATGCTACTTTTATTGGAATTACTAATTATAATACTTCATTGTGTTTACCAGTAAGTAATTATAGTACATATGCACTAATATCTAATTTAGGTATTATTTGTACTCCATTAAGTGGTTCAACTTCTAATGATTTATTACTAACTTGGAGCCCAACTGATAAAAAAGTTAAGAGAATAACATTTAGTAGTCTTGTTTTTAATGTAACACCAGCTGGCGGTAATGCTGAAATACAAATAAATAATTTAGGTGCATTTGGAACAAGTAATAAATTTAAATATGGCATTTCATGTGATACATTAGAAATAGGCAATGTATCAAATACATGTACTTGTTGTTCAATAATTGTTGGCGGTAGTAGCTTAAATAGTATTTGTTGTAGTAATTTAAATTTAACAATAGGAACTGGTAATAAAATAGAAAAAAATAATTATGGTCTTGTTGTTGGAACCTCTAATACAATTTGTAATACATCAACAACAACATCAAGTACAGAATTTATACTTGGAGCAAGTAATATACTTTGTCATTCAGCTGTTGCAGATTTAAATCATACTTTTAGAAGTGTATTTAATGGCTATAATAATATGATTGGATGTTCAAGTTATGCTAGTATTATAAATAGTTGTAATTCATGTATTTGTTATTCATCAAATAGAACAATAATAAATTCAACAAATACATCATTATTTGATAATACACCTGGAGCACAAGGAACAAATATAACTTTAGCATCATTAAATAATTTTTGCTTAAATTCATTATCGTCATATAATTATGGTTGTCATTTAATAACTGGGAATTTAGCTATTGCTTGTACTCCATTAAGTGGTTCAACTAGTGATGATGTTATGGTTTGGAATAATACTGATAAAAAAGTAAAAAGAGTTGCTCAATCATCAATTGGTGGAACTAATCTTGTACAAAAAGTAAGTGTAACATTAACCCCAACACAAATAATGAATAATACTTATGTACAAATATTATCATCACCAGGTATTAATAAAATAATAATGCCTTTAAATGTTATATCAATGTTAAATTGGGTAAATGGAAATATAATATATAATGCAGCAAATGAATATCTTTTATCATTTAGTAATAATGGAATTGATGAAATTGCTGAAGCTGGTGGGCCTGATGCTGATTTTTTAACAAGAAATTATAAATCAATAACAAACGTTGATTTTAATTATTTAGGTGTTGCATTAAGTGGAAATTTACCATTATATGTAGGTAATTTAACTAATATGTCTCCACCTTCTGGTAATAGTACTTTAACAATAACAATAACATATATAATTTTAGATATTTAATAAAAATAATAATTTATGAAAGAAGAAGATATTAAAACAGGTGATGTTTATTTAGTAAACGGAAGAAATGAAAAGGGCAAACAAACTTTTTTATCCAAAGCTATTGATTGGTGGATGAAAGTTTATGCAAAAAAATATAACATAAAGTATGATTGGATTGGAAGTCATGCTGCAACTTTTTTATGGATTGGAAAAAATCTATATCTTGGGGAGAGCATAGATAATGGTTTTCATATTAGAAAATTTAAAGCACATTATGATTTTGAAAAAGATGATTTTTGTGTATTAAAACCAATAAAACCATATACTGAAGAAGAACAAGAAAAAATTGTTGAATTAATAATTAGTTTACAAGTAGTAAACGTATTTTACAAATATACAAATTTTATATTTTGGCCAATTTATATTGTTTTTGGTATAAATTTATTTGGTAAAACAAGAAAATTTACATATTGCTATGAATCAACAGATATGATAATGAAAGAAATGAATAGAAGTGTAGCAAAAGATATATATGTGTCAAGTTTTTTTGATTTATATAATAATGAAAATTATAAAAAAGAAAAATAAATATGGATAACTCAATAATAATTAAAGTTGCTAAAGAAAATAGCTTAGAACCAGCAGCAGTTAAAGCTGTTATAAGTGTCGAAAGTGGTGGTAATGGATTTTTAAGTAATAATTTACCGAAAATATTATTTGAAGGACATATATTTTGGAAAGAATTATTAAATCATAATATAGATCCAAATAAATATATTAAAGGTAATGAAAATATATTGTATCAAAAATGGACAACACAATATTATTCAGAAGATCAATATAAAAGATTAGAAAAAGCTAAATTAATAAATCAAGAATGTGCATTATTATCTGCTAGTTGGGGATTATTTCAAATAATGGGATTTAATTTTAAATCTTGTGGCTATAATAGTGTACTTGATTATGTTAATGATATGTATAAAAATGAAGATTTACAATTACAAGCATTTATTAATTTTATAAAAAATGATTCTAATGGAAATAAATATGATGCATTAAAAAATAAAAATTGGAAATTATTTGCAAGTTTATATAATGGCCCTAAATATTATGAAAATAATTATGATATTAAACTTGAAAAATATTATAAAGAAAATATAAATTTAAATAGTTAAAATGACAGATATTATTGTTGGTAATTATAAAACGACATCTTATAGTATTGATAATAATTCAAAAAGAATTATTGTTAAAAATATGTTTGATAAATTTGATAAAACAACAATTAAATTAATTGCTAAACAAAATTATCCCGGTTTTATTATTGGAGCACCTAGTTCATGGTTGAGTGGTACAACAATAAATGATGCAACTAATAATAACACTGCACCAGGTGCATTAACAGCTGGTTCTCCAACTACAGGAGGAAGTGTTAATCTTGGTGCACATAGTTATAAAGTTACTTTTGTTAATCAATATGGTGGACAAACAGCATTAGGAACAGTATCAAGTACTATTATAGCAACTACAAATAATAAAACAGTACCATTAACAAATATTCCTACTGGTGCAACTGGTACTGGTACAGTTGGAAGATATATTTATAGAACAATAAGTGGAAATACTGGTAATTATAAATTATTAACAAAAATAAATGATAACATAACAACATCATATATAGATACAAAACCTGATAGTCAATTAGGTGTTGATGGTCCTCTACTAAATGATTCATCAATATATGCTATTGATATTGATAGTAGTTTACCATCATTATTAAGTGGTGATAGTATGTTTATTTATTATCAAGCATTAGAAAATGTTATAGATTATGATCTTGATGTTGAAAAAATTGTAAATCAATCACCTGAATGGTCGCATTATACTGATCAATCTGAACCAATAGATTATAGTAATCAAGCATCTGGTACAACAAGAGATGTTTTATATGTATCAGGATATGAAAATTTTTTTATAGGACTTGTTGGAAGTGCAGGTGCTAGTAGTAGAATAACTGTAACATTTCAAATTCCATTAAAATCTTCATGTGTTGATACTGATGATGTTAATTGGAAAGATATTACAAAAGATTTAACAGGATTAGATAATATTTATGTAAATCCTAGTGGTTCTGTTACATTATATTGGATATGGAATATTTTTCCAACAGAAAGATTAATGATAAAATCTGTTTTTGGAGGTGCATCAACAAATACATTAACAATATCAACTAAACTCGCATAATATGTTTATTAATTTAGGATTTGTACTAAATGGTCATCCAGCACAAAATAATGATTCAAGTGATTTAATATCTAAAGAATTAGCTAGAGAAATATTTCAATATATTGCTATAAATGGAAAAGATTATAATAATATTAATTCATTTGCTGAAATATTAAGACAAAAATTTTTTGTAAGTAATAGAGTAGGTAAAGAAATTATAATACAATCAATGGAACTTAGATTAGTATGTGCAAATTGGATGAATTGTAATGCAACAACAGGTGTTGATGAAAATAATGAAGATATATTAAATACTACAGAACCAAATTCATTAGATGAATTAAAACAAGATGCATTTTTTACTTGTAACAGAGATTTATCAAATTATGATCCTATTTATACAGTTAATTCATTAGAAGAAGCAATAACAGAATTTAATTATGTTATTGATTTAATTGTTATTTGGTCTAAAATTGATGGTAGTGGTGATTGGGAATATTATAAAATTAAAGTTTTAGAAAATTATGATTTTGAAACTTTAAATAATCAAATTATACAAGCAAGATTAAATTTATAATTAAATATGGCATTAATACAAACAAATTTAAATAAACAACCTATTATTTTAGGCGATTCAGCATCAAATGATAGTTTTGGAAGATTAAGAGTTTCAGAACCATATTCATTGATTGATACTGTTTTTCAATATGGTACTAATCCATTATTTTGGCAATCATATTTTCCTAGTGGAGGTAGTATTACTCATTTACCAAATGAATCTGCTATTCAATTATCTGCAACTACTGTTAATGGATGTGTTTTAATTAGACAATCATTTGATTATTTTCGTTATCAACCAGGACGTTCTCAAACACTTCTTATGACTGGTGTTATGGGTGCAAAAAAAACAAATGTAACACAAAGATTAGGCTTATTTGATGATAGTAATGGTTTATTTTTTGAACAAGATGGTACTAATTTAAAAATAGTTGTTAGAACATATACATCTGGTTCTGTCGTAAATAATAGTATTAATCAATCATCATGGAATATTGATAAATTAGATGGAACTGGCCAATCTCAACTTCAATTAGATATGTCTAAAGCACAAATATTTATTATTGATTTTGAATGGCTTGGGGTTGGGCGTATAAGATTTGGTTTTAATATTAATGGTATTACATATTATTGTCATCAAGTATTAAATGCTAATAGTATTAATACTGTTTATATGACAACAGCTAATTTACCTTTAAGATATGAATTAAGAAATACTGGTACTGTTGCTTCCACAACAATAATGAAACAATTATGTTCTGTTGTAATGAGTGAAGGTGGAACTAAAGAATATGGCATTATGCATACTGCAAGTAATGGAGCAACAGCAATAGCTGTTACTACAAGACGAGCTATATTAAGTATAAGACCTAAAACAACTTTTAATAGTATTGTTAATAGAGGAATTATTTCGCCTGAACAATTTAATATTTTTTCAGATTCTGATATTTATTATGAAATTGTTCATAATGGTACATTAGGCGGTTCACCATCATTTACATCAGTTAGTACAAATTCTATTGTTGAATATGACGTTGCTGGTACAACAGTTACAGGTGGTGAAGTTATTGATGCTGGATATTTACCGGCAAGTGCTGGTGGTATACAATATAGTTTTTTAAATAATATTTTTATTAGATTGCCATTATCCTTAGATATAAATGGAGCAAACCCAAAAAATTTATCAGTTGTTATAACATCACTTAGTGGTACAGCAAATGTTCGTGCAACTTTAAAATTTAGAGAATTATATTAATAATTTATAATTACTATTTAACTATTTATATAAAAATTAAATAATGTCATCAGTTTTTACAACAAAAATAAATTTAATTAATGATAAAGTATATCAATTAACAGGTGATACATTAAGTTTATCTGGTAATACAAATATAAGAAAATTACAATATTTAGAAGATGATTCAGCTAATTATAATAATAGATCTGTTATTGATAAAGGTTATTTAGATTATAGATTTAATAATTTTACAGGAAGTTCAAGCATTTTAGTTAGTGGAGCAACAAATGGTTTAACATTAAATAATAAAAATGTTGAATTAGGTGGAAATTTAATAAAAAATACTGACATTGATATTAATAATTATAATTTTAGATTAGGCGAATTAAGTAGTTTTGGTGCTTATTTTTATATTAATTCATCATTAGTTGAATTATCAAATTATTATAATGGTGTTAATAATTCAAAAATCTTAATGTATTTTACTGGAACTACTAAATCTACATTAAAATTACAATCAACAACAAGTGGAAATACAGCAGGATATATAATTAATCAAAATGGATTACAAGCATTAAATAATTATTATTCTAATAATATTAATAATCCTCGTTGGATACCTGATAAACAATATATTGATAGTTTAACAGGAAATACTGTTTTATTAGTTAATAAAACATATACTCAATTATATAATATGCTAACAGGTGGAACATTAACTAAAGGGCAATATTATAGAATTACAGATTTTAAAACAATATATCAATTACAAAATACAAGTGAAATATTATCAGGAAATACAGAACCATTAATATTATATGCTTTAGAAACAAATAAAATTAGTAATTTAGTTAAATCTGAAAAATATCCTAATGATATTATTGAATATGATATTTATGATAATTCTTGTGAAGATGGAACATGGGATCAATCATTACAAAGATATACAGGCGGTACATTTAGAAAAGGAAAAATTACATATAGAAAAGATACAAATATAAATTTATCAACATATTATGATTGGCGTAATGTAAAATTTAGAAGATGGGCTGTTAATGCAACATTATGGAATGTTAGTTCAGCATATAATAAAAATAATGTATCAAAGAGTCCTATTGATGGAAATTTATATGTAGCTAAATTTAATGTAACTGGTGGTACTGATCCTAGTATAAATTCTAATTGGAAATTATGGTTAAATATAACGACAAATACTCAATATTGGTCATGGACATCAGTTACTAATAATTTTGATATTGGAGGTATTTTAACAAATAATCTTATTATTAATAATTCAATACCTAATGTTGATTATAAAGATTTTTATACATTTACATTAATTGATGACTTAACAAATAGTAGTGGAATTATTACAGGTGGTACTTCTGGCGGAACAATAGGATTAGGCTATAGAAATATTGAAATAGGAAAATTAAATAAAGATTATATTGAATATTATTATGATTTAACTGATTTACATAATAATATTATTTTTTATTTATTTTTATTAGTATCTGGAAGTGAATTTAATATTATAAATGTTAAAATAAATAATAATTCTCTTTGGAATACAATAAATGCTGATTATTTTTTTAATAATAATATTGATAGTGATTTTATAAAAAATTGTATTGTAGGTAATAAATTTAATAATAATACTATTAATAAAAAGTTTCAAAGAAATATTACATATAATGAATTTAATGATAATAATATTAATATTTTATTTGATAGTAATATAATTAGTAATATTTTTCAAAGTAATTTTATTAATAATAATTTTAATCATAATAAAATATCAAATAATTTTTATGATAATGAAATTAATGATTATTTTTATAATAATATAATTGATATTAATTTTTATAATAATAATTTAAATTTTGAATTTCAAAATAATTTAATTGGAGCAAATTTTAATAATAATGTCGTTGGTAATTCTTTTGATACTAATATTATAACAGATTATTTTAACAATAATGAAATTGGAAATAAATTTTATAGCAATATTATTGGAGATAATTTTTATTATAATACTGTAGGTAACTTTTTTAATAATAATACTATTAATTCTTTTAATAATAATACAATTGGTAATTATTTTTATAATAATAATATTTATGATTTTTATTATAATACTGTAGGTAATAATTTTTATAACAATATATTAACTGGTACTAGTTTTGTATATAATTTTATAACTAATAATTTTTATAATAATAAAATTGGTAATAATTTTTATAGAAATGAAATTGGTATAGAATTTAATCACAATATAATTGGAAATGGATTTTTTTATAATAAAATTGATAATAATTTTTATAATAATATAATTGTTAATGATTCATTTCAACAAAATAGCATTGGAAATAATTTTCAAGAAAATAATATTAATAACTCATTTCAACAAAATAGTATTGGAAATAATTTTCAAGAAAATATATTAAATAAAAATTTTGATAATAGTAATATAAATAATACATTTTATTCTAATATAACAAATAAAGAAGTATCTTATAATATAATAATTGTAACAGGTAATACAACATTATTTGGTTCTGAACTTAAATTATTAATAAATCATACAACAGGTATTACAATAACATTAAATTCAACTCCAATTAATAATACTACATTTAAAATAAAAGATATTTCTGGTAATGCTTTTACTTATAATATAATTATTGATGGTAATGGTAAAAATATTGATGGCAATTCAACAACATCAATAAATACAAATTATGGCGCAGTAGAATTAATGTTTAATGATACAACAAATTCATGGTATAGTACAGGATTTGTAAATTAATAAAATAAAAATATTAATATGATTTTTTTTATAAAAAAAAATAGTAGTTTACCTAAATTAGTTTTTGAAATTTCAGATTCTATAATAGAAAATTATAGTTTAACACAAGAAATGTTGGAAAATTGCGCTATAACTTTTTCTATGATTGATTCAGAAACAGGAAAATATAAAATAGCAAATGTTCCAGCAAAATTAAATGTTGAAACTCCAAATTTATCATTTACTGAATTTAAAAAATTTCATTTAATATATCAATTTAGATTAAAAGATACTAATAAAATTGGAAATTATTTTGGTGAATTCAAGATTGATTTTTTAGAAAGCTGTACTGCTGGTAAGCTAACATTACCTGTTGATGATAGAATTATTATTGTTGTACATGATTCTATAACTAAAACAGATGTTATTTAAATATTAATTATAAAAATCCTTTGAAATTTTAGATATATATTATATATTTGTGTTTTATATCTAAAATTTTTTATTTTTAATGCTTAATTTTATTTTTAAAGTTACTTGCCAACGTCTTGGTAGAGCACAAAAATATGCTCTTAATTTTCCATATAATATTCAGTTGATTGAAAGAATTAAAAATTTACCTTATGATATTAGAAAATTTGATAGTAATACTAGTTGTTGGATTTTAACAACAAAAGCATTATATTTACTCATTAAAATGTATAAAGGATCAAATCTTATACATTTTGATTTTGTTGGTGTTAGTGGTAAAGAAATTTTTATCGAACAAGTAAAAAAAATTGATGCAGCTGAAAAAGAAAAACAAGCTAAAATTAATGAATTAGAAAAAAAGAAAGAAGAATGGCTTGCTTTTAAACAAGAATTAGATAATAATTGGGAACAATATAGTGAACAAGTTCATAAAAATCTTAAAGAAAATGTAAAATTACATAAACATCAAATAATAGCAAGTGCATTTACTTATAAAGTTAAAAATATATTAATTTCGCATGAAATGGGACTGGGAAAAAGTCTTTCTAGTTTAACATATATTGAAATGTGTAATTTTAATAAAGTTATTGTTATTACACCTAATAATTTAAAATTTAATTATTATAATGAAATAAATAAATTTACAAATAGTAAAGCATATATTGTTGGATGGCCAAAGAAGAAAAATAAATATACAATTGACGAAAGTAAATATATTATTTTTAATTATAATTTTTTTAATTCTTCAAATAGTAAATATTGTATTGAAAAATTTAATAAATTAAATATTGGAAAAATTAATGCATTAATTTGTGATGAAGCACATGCTTTAAAAAACAATAAATCAAATACTTATATTAATTATAAAAAAATTTTTACAGATAATATTTTTATCGATAATAAACCCTCTAAAGTTTTTCTTTCAGGAACGCCCTGTCCTTCTAAAGCTTTGGAAATGTACAATTTATTACATGAAATTTCGCCTTTAGATTTTCCAAATAGAACATTTTTTAAAGAATATTATTGTGGTATTAAATATAATCCTGAAATTGGTGGATATGATGAAAATTTAGATGAAAAAAAATTGGAAGAATTATATTATAATATTGCTCCATTTACACATAGAAAAAGAAAAAGTGAATGTCTTGATTTACCACCTAAAAATTATCAAAATATTAATTTTGAAATGACAGATGAAGAATATAATACTTATTATAAAATTGAAGAAGGCGAATTAGATGAATTATTAAATAAAAAAATAATCGATCCATTATCTATAATGATAAAATTAAGAAAATATTTATCAATGTTAAAAGTTAAAAATATTACTGAAATTATTGATAATATTTTAGAAACAGGAGAAAAGGTTGTTATTGTTGATTTTTTTAAAGAGCCATTGAATATACTAAAAGAAAAATATGGCGAAATTGCGGTTCTTCATACTGGTGATGAAAAAGATTTAGAAGTAAGAAATAATATGGTTAAAGAATTTCAAGATCCAAATAGTAAAATAAAAATATTTTTAGGTAGTTTTGAAACTACTAAGGAAGGATTAACACTTACTGCTTCATCAAAATTATTTTTATTGTTTCAACCCTATGTTCCTGGGTGGTTTGATCAAATTTCAGACCGTATACATCGTATTTCGCAGCAGTTTAGTGTAAATATATATTCTTTAATTTTTCAAAATAGTATTGATGAACATATATTTGAAATAATTGAAAATAAACGTCGGGAACTTTCAATTGTAATGGATGGCGAATCATATATTAGTAAATTTTCAAATATAAGTACACATGAATTAATGAAAAATTTAATTAATAAATTAAGAGAAAAACATAAAAAATAAATTTTATATGCCAAAAAAATTATTACAAGAATTTGTAGAACAAATAATAAAAGAAAAATGTAAAGAAAAAAATTATATTTTTTTAAATAAAGATTTTATATATAAAAATAATTATATTAAAAATTTAAAGTTTAAATGTAATATTTGTAATTATGAATGGAATTGTTCATATTATTGTTTTATCAATAAAAATTCTGGTTGCCCTAAGTGTGGAAATGTTCTAAAATTAGCACAACAAAAGGTTAAAGAAAGAATATTAAAAAAATGTGAAGAAAAAAATTATGAATTAATTGAGCCTTTTGTATATAAAAATAATAAAGAAAAAAATATTCATTTAAGATGTTTAAATGATGGATATGAATGGTATGTTTGTTATAGTACTTTTATAAGTAATAATCATGGATGTGCTAAATGTTCAAAAACAGCTAAATTATCACAACAAGAAGCGTTGAATAATGTTTTACAAAAATGTAATGAAAAAAAATATATTTTACTTGAATCATTTATACGTAAAAATTCTCATGAAAAAAACATTCATTTAAAATGTTTAAATGATGGATACGAATGGTATACAACATATAATAAATTTATTAATTCTAATAGAGGATGTCCTAAATGTTCTGGTAAATTAAAATTAACTCAAGAATTTGTAAAACAAAAAATTTTACAAAAATGTAAAGAAAAAAATTATACATTAATAGAACCATTTATATATAAAAATTTTGATGAAAAAAATATATATTTAATATGTAATAATGATAATTATGAATGGTGTGTGTCATATGATACATTTATTAATGATAATCAAGGATGTCCTAAATGTGCTGGTAATTTAAAAAAATCACAAAATGATGTAAATTTTAATATTTTACAAAGATGCAAAGTATTAAATTATGAATTAATAGAACCATTCATATATATGAATATTAAAGAAAAAAATATTCATTTAAAATGTAATATTTGTAATAAAGAATGGTATGTTAATTATGAATGCTTTATAAATAATGAACATGGTTGTCCTAAATGTAGAGATAAAAAAATTGAAAAAACAACAATTGAAAGATATGGAGAAATATGGCTAAAACATATTCCAAGATATAATCCAAATTCAATAATATATTTAGATTTAATTTCTGAAAAACTTAAATTACCAATTCAACACGCATTAAATGGTAAAGAAAGAAAATTTCAACGATATTATATAGATGGTTATATATCTGATTATAATATATGTTTAGAATGGAATGAACAATATCATAATTCTAAAAAGCAAAAAGAAAAAGATTTAAAAAAGAAGCAATTTCTTGAAGAAAATTTTAAATGTCATATAATATATATTTGGGAAAAAGAATTTTTAAATGATATAGATAATCAAATTAATCTTATTTGTAATAAAATAAATGAAATAATTAATAAAATTTAATATATTTGTAATATGATTTTATATAATGATGATAATAATTATAATATTTTGAATGAATATTTAATTAATAAACTATTTTTGTCTAAACAAAAATGGAATGAAACTTTTTATGATGAATTAACAAAAGATTGTGTTAATATTATCATATCTGTTTATGATGCAATGGGAGTTAATATTGATGTTTATAAATTTTATAATATTTATTTTAAATTTGATGATTATGGAGACTTAGTAAAACTTGTTTGTGATAATATTATATGTGCATTATGGTTTATTGGAATTTTTCCACAAGATCCTAATATGATATTATTAACAAATAAATTAGAATTTAATAATAAAATATATAGTTTTAATTATAAAACAAAAAAATTAAATATTAAAAATATTACAATAAATGAATAATAATTTTAATAAAATAGAAATTATTTCTGAAATTAAGAAATT